GACGATAACGGGCGGGCAGTTCTTCTCGGCATCATTCGCAAGTAAGAGTCCGTATCTTGACTGGAATGATAGTTATTACTCGCCGAATTATTTTTCAGCTTGCGGGGCAGGCCAGAGCCACGGGGCGATATATGTTGATGTAGATGCAACGGCAAGCTGGAGGATATCAACGGGCAGTTATACCCCGGAAATACTTTGGCCTTGCGTGGTTGGTCAATCAAATAATGCGTATGCTTCACGAAATGGTTTGGCTTCGTTCTTTTGGTCACACTCACCGAACTCATATAATGCAATGGCTGCAATGGTTCCGATATACACTTTATTGGAACGAGACGATAATAATTATTCGCTCATTGGTTGGCCGGATGGAGTTAGATTTCTAAACACTACCAATTACGACCCCGCAGAGGAAATAACCTACGGGGCTGAGACGTGGACAGTGTTTCATGCCGATAGTCAGTCAGGCGACCCAACGAATATGTACGCTGGCTTTGCTTTCAAGAAGGTATCCTCAAGTTCATCGAGCAGCTCAAACTCCAGCTCACATTCGTCCAGTAGCCACAGCTCGTCGTCGCATAGTTCGAGCAGCTCTTCGGTTTCAAGCTCTCACAGTTCGAGCAGCCACAGTAGCAGCAGCTCGTCGGTTTCCAGCAGCCATAGTTCCAGTAGTAGTTCCAATACTTAAATGGAGAAACAATGCCAGCTTTTACAGGTATATTAGAACCGAGCATTTTTGTCGAGGATACGCTACGTTGTTCGGCTACGATTGCGGCGGCTCTCACTCCCAGTCCGGTTGCGCCAATGCTTTCGCTTGAGTCGGTCATTCCGCTTGGGCCAGGGTCGTGGTACAGCAACTTGCCGGTCGAACAGAATGAACGGTCACGGACTGGTACGAAGGTCGATTCTTTCCTTGACGATTACTATTACCGAATTCACGTAACGCCTGCGTCATTCCCGTTCGGGCCGGTACTGTCCGAATTGGTCGATGAGTTTTATGTCTGGAACTCATTCTTTGTGCAAAAAACGTGTGCCGATATTACATTGACATATCCCGCCGAATTCTCATTAGCAGGACTGGCAGACCCGTTCACTCTTGAGGCTTTGGAATATACGACCTATACGATAACCGTGCCGAAGGAAGGCTCGGCGGAGTTTGAGTCAACCATAACATTTGATTTTGGAGCGGCAGGATCAAGGGTAGTAGTTCTCAGTGGTACGAGGATGATAGTATTCGCATTCTGCCCACAATTGAAGATACCAGAATCGTTGGAATGGCTGACTGATATCATAATGCCAAATGACGGTATAGGCTCGGAGCAGCGGATATCGGTACGGACTATTCCGAGGCAGAAGTTCACGTATTCCATCCCGCTGAAAACCGAGAAGGAGCAGAGCCGGTTCGATGCCGCGATGTTCGGTTCGCAGAAGAGATATTTCGGACTACCAATATGGACGGAGCGGGTAGAACACACGGCAACAATAACAGCAGCGGATGGTACGATTACAGTCGATACGACAAATGCAGACTTTAGAGACGAAAGTTATGCCCTAATCTGGAAGTCCATTACAGAATATGAGGCCGTGAAGATTGATACAGTTGCCGCCGGGTTGCTCACACTCGAATCGCCGGTAGTCGCAACATACACCGGCACGAAGTTCATCCTTCCCCTGCGGATAGCCCAGGTCAATTCACCTGCAAAGAAGAGCAATTCTACTGCATCGTTGATGATAGCGACGGTCAGTTTTTCAGTGAAAGATAACATCCTGCAAACCGGGTACACTCCGGCCACAACTTATAAGACTTTCCCCGTTATGGAAGTCGGATCTAAGCAGTTCGGCAGAACGGCAAAGGTGAGCGATTCGGACAGTGATTCATTCGTTCAGGATTACGAAAGTGGTGACTTCGATTATTACAGTGATTCAGAATTTAACATGATTACTCAGGGCTGGGGATTCGTTAACGAGGACAAGGCCGCCTGTTGGGACTTCCGGTTATTTCTTCACTCGCTGTATGGTATGCAGGGCACGATATGGGTGCCAACGTACAAGGATGACCTTGCCCAAGCTGATACAATTGGTGCGGCAGATACGAGTTTCCAGATAGAAAATATCAAGCTGGCTGAGAATATGACATTCAATACGCTTAGGACTCACCTGGCTTTCATTAAGCCGGACGGAACAACCTATTACCGGGAGATTACGGGTATTGTGGAGCTTGACGAGAATACCGAGGTCATCTCAATCGATGCGTTTCTGGGCGAAGAGATTGCTGTCGGTGGATGTATGATAAGCTTCTTAGATTTGTGTAGGCGGGCGTCGGACGTTGCCAATATAGACTGGTTCTTTTTTGACCATAATAATATCAATGAAACATATATGGCGGTTGTAGAATGACATATAACGATTCCGAAATATCAGCAGCTTCCGGCCAGCCGGTCGAGCTATACGATATTGCAATGGGCGCGACCCACTGGCGACTGGCAAGTGGCGGCGAGGATATTGTATATGCACTTAACACGTATGAATCGGCTCCGTGCAAGCGAACGGAAATAGAGAAGACTGGCGAGATACCAAAGGACAGTATCCAAGTGGAGTTGCCGAGAGGTCACGCTATTGGCTCGCTTTATATTGCGAGCGTGCCCGATCAGGAAATAACTATAACTATTTACAGGGGGCATGGGGTTTCTTACATCACATATTTCAGGGGATACCTGACGTATGTGGAATTTGATGCCAAGAATATAGCCACTTGTATGTTTGAGCCGAGAAGTTCTGATTTACCCTATGTCGGCGGACGTCGCAGGGTCATGAGGCTTTGCGGTCATTTACTGTATAGTTTTCGTTGTGGTGTCAATAAAGAGGCATACAGGCTTGACGGAACAATAGATAGTATCAATGGCGTAACTGTCACAGCATCGGAGTTCGGTGCGGCTGCGGCAATTCCAGATAACTATGGCGATCTGACTAATTTACCGGGATGTTTATATGATGAATCTGAAGGAACTTCAAGTCGTGTGTATGATGACGTAACCAGTTCGTATTGGTCTACTGGTTATACTTTTACAGATAATTGGACGTCTGTTCAATGGTCTACGGCACAAACAATTAAAAAAATAAGAATAAGGCCTGGGCACACTTTCCCCAGCGCATCAATTGCCACGCCTGGCGACGGTTGTATGAAATATGTTCGGATTGCCGGTAGCAATGACGGAGGCGTCTGGACAACCATCGACGCTAATCAGTGGATTGGTAATTGTAATTACTATGCTGGTCTTGGTGGTAGCGACACAGAAGTTGATCGTATATCAGATCCGTCGGAATGGATAAGCATAGGACTTGATAATAGTACAGCATACTTTTATTATCGAGTATGGGTATATGAACAGTGGGGCGGGGCGGGTTCGCTTATCGTCCACGAAATAGAAATGATCGAAGCCGAAAATGCGATGGCTGCTTATTTCTTTGGTGCTGGCGGTGAAATTATAGTCGGCAATGCACGCCGAACAATTACTGCACAAGTTGGTAATACCATCACAATCAACCGCCCATTCAGTACTTCTGTCGTGGCAGGAACTTCGTTTCTTGCTTATCCTGGATGTGCGCACACGTCGGGTTGCTGCATCGAGAAGTATGATAATATATTGAATTACGGCGGACAGACACACCTGCCGATAACGAACCCATACGATAGTAATTTAATTTATTAAAAAGGTTTATAATGATTGGGTTTATAGATATTGTTTTTTGGATAATCGTGAAAATGGCGATAATGGCTGGAATATCCTATACTGTTATGGCCCTGTCTAAGCAAAAGCCAGAGAGTATAGTTTATGAACCTGACCATTTCAAAGCCCCTGAAGTAAGAGAGGGCACAAAATTTCCTGTCATAGCTGGAACTTGTTGGATTGAAAATCCTATTGTGGCATGGTTTGGAGATATAGATGTCGATTCCACGAGAGTCAGATTGTCTGATACAGATGGTCAGGAAGTTTACATAAATACGTATGAACATGGAGCATTGCATATTTTAGCACAAGGTGTCTGCGATGGCGTTTTACAAATGAGGGTCGATAAGGATGTGATTTGGCCGTCAGAAGGGCATTATAAAGTATTAAGTGCAGATGGAGTCACCACTGATTATATTTGGTTGCCTGAATTATATGGAGGTTTGCACGAACATAATGCAGCAATAGAAGGGCAGGGCGGCCTTTGGGGTCGTGTTCGTTTTAGATACGGCGAAACAACTCAATTGCAAGACGCTTATATTGTTCTCAAATGCGGAACCAGTGTCTCCGCCGACCGAGGATTGACATCAGTAGTATTAGAAAACATAACAATAGGCCAGACGACTCAAATGCGTCCGTGGAAATATTTAGTTAAACGGACTAATATTTTAACATCAGGCGAGGCTCAGTGGTATCCCGCAAAGGCAACGATAAGAAGCTATGAGATAAATCCTATTCATTGGTTAAGAGAAATCTATACTGATCCTGAATGGGGACTTGGCACACCCACACCACTGCTTAATAATACAAACTTAATGGCGGCGGCAGACGTTCTTTATGATGAAGGCTTTGGTCTTTGCATAAAATGGGAAGGCGACCAACAGCTTGAGGCCCACGTCAAGGACGTTCTCAGATATATCAATGCAGTGATTTATGAAGACCATGAAACAGGACTACTTGAAATTAAATTGATTCGAGATGATTATGTGATTGGCGGCCTTGAAGTATTTGACGAGACAGATATTATTAACATCGAAAGTTTTTCACGAGGCACAATTCACAAAATACCCGATGTGACGTACTTGAAATATTGGGATATGTACAACAACATACCTGTCACAACAGCAAATCACGATATGGCACTGATAGCTATGCAAGCCGAAATGCTTGTACCGAACGAATCTGAATATACAGGTATTGTTAACGACGATCTGGCCGGTCGTATAGCAGCCCGCGACCAGCATCAACTTGGCGTGTTCGCGGCACAGATAAAAATAAAATGCAAACGAACGATGGCGCATTTGAATCCGGGCGATGTATTTAATTTGTCGTATGAATCGCGTGGGATAGTTTCTATGGCGGTTCGCGTATTAGCGTGTCACTATGGAAC